TGAAGGAAGCTATTGAGGATGTGGCTGGCAGACCTGTCATGATATTTGCAGGAAGACGACGGGTCGGCAACCTGATGGTCGAGGATCTGTGCTTTATTGATGAGATCAAGAGAGGCATTCTTCCAAAGTCATTACGCTTTGGGGGTGTGGCACTTGCTCCAGCAGACACAAGTGATCTGATGGTAAAAGTGGATGGATGCTCAAGGTGTGTGTTGCGGAATGATTGCTCTAAAACAACTCCGTTTTCGCCAACATCTTCAACGAATATAATGATTGTGGGTGAGGCTCCTGGGGCTGATGAGGAGAAGGTCGGAAAGCCATTCATAGGCAGGGCAGGGAAGATACTGTGGGAGAAGATGGCAGTCCTGGGTCTCGCTCGTGATATGTTCCATGTTACTAATGTATCAAAATGCAGGCCTGCTGATAATAAAATTACAGATCAGAATGTCGAATTGGTCATGCAGTGTGGGGCATATCATCTGAAAGATGAGATCACACGACTGGCACCTGTGCTTATATTTTCATTGGGCAAGACAGCAGCTCGTTTCTTTACAGGAGACAAGCATGCGACAATTACTGATAGGAATGCTGTGGTAGAATGGAATGAGAGATGGGGGTCTTTTATTGTGTATGGTATCCATCCTGCTATGGCACTTTATTCCCCAACGGCCCTGCCATTGCTTGAGCAATCTGTAGAGGCTTTCGCGAATATGTTTGTGCAGCTGGCATAATGCGCCATGACTGACGCTATAATATAGGAGGAAGGAGAATAGCGATGGAAATAAAAGATGTGATCAAGTTGAAATTTGATTTGGAGGCCGATTTGTGGAATGTGATAAGTGACAAGGTGCGTAATTTTCAGACAGAGACAGGACTAAATGTGAAAAGTATTGATGTCCATATGTTTGAAGCGCACACTCGGGGTGACGAAACTATTCTGAGTTTGCCTGATTCTGTTAAATTGGATATTAGACTTTAAGGAGCCAAGATGATTGCACCAAAACTTGAAGACCGGAACATTCCTATTGAGATCGAGGTCAATGGTCAGGTCTATGAAATCGACTATGTGTCGGAGCTGAAGATGTCGGAAGCTACCATCAATGATGATCTGATGCGCCAGCCATCTCTCTTTGCTTGGTATTCTCAGCTTGAAGATCTAGTAGAATCTGCCGCTGCTGATGCCAGGCTCAATCTTGATCTCGTGGAAGCGGAAGCTGATTCGGCGGCCAGAGCGGTGTTTGGTGTTGGCGAAGGCAAAAAGGTGACGGAGAAGCAGATTGCTGTGGCTGTTATCAATGCCCCAAGAGTACAGGAGGCTCGTCTAGCCTATAATGATATTCAAAGCAAGCGTGCAAGGCTCAAGAGCATCAAAGAGGCTTTTGTTCATCGCAAGGACATGCTCGTTACACTGAGTGCCAATTTGCGAACAGAGAACAGGAATGCTGACATGAGTGCTAAAGAGCTAAAATCTTAAAGGAGGACTCACACATGAGTCAATTTGCAAGTCCTGATGTAGCCCAGGACAGAAAAGATCTGGCTGCAGTTGCTCAGACGTTTGGTGGTGTTGACTGGAAGACGAAGCGATGGAAGCCAAAGTCAAAGCCCAGTGACAACATCATCCGCATCCTGCCAGCGAGAACATCTGCTGCTGGCAAGGCAACCTATCACATTCGGGCTGGTGTCCATTTCGTTGCATTTGAAGATCGCAAAGAGCGATTCGTATGCAACAAGGAGACTTATGGAACATACTGTCCGGCATGTGAGGAGTTTGATCGTCTCGCCCGAGTGAACGACAAAGGTGCCGCTCGCTATAGGGTGAAAAAACTGGGTCTGTTCAACATCATTGACAGGTCCAATCCAGGAGCAGGTCCGCTGCTCTGGGAAGCTCCTCTGAAAAGCGTGTGGATGGCAATCGTTGACATGGTGGCCAATCGTAGCAATCTCCTCAATCTGTTCACCGAGTATGATAAGGACGGGAATGCTGTGCGTCTGGGTCGGGATGTGCTTGTGATGTTCGATCGAAGTGCTAATCCTGAATCGATGTACAAGCTTCAGCTGCTTGATCCCTCTCCTCTTGGCACAGACGAAGAGGTCAAAGCATGGTTTGAAGCAATGCCTGATCTGGTGAAGGACAGGATCTATCCTGCCATTGATTCTGATGTTGCGGCTGTATTGGCATTTGGATCTGAGGAGGAGAGAGACGAGGTTCGCAAGAGTCGCAAAGAAGCGGTGGCTGAAGCTGGCGAGAGTGAGCCGGAAGAGGTCGCTGCAGCTCCTGCAACTCCTGCAGCGGTGGTTTCTCCCGCTCCCCAGGCACCTCCGGCTCCTATTGCTCCGACGACTCCTCAAGCAGCTCCTGTACCGACCCCACCTCCTGCTCCACAGGCACCGATTGCTCCTGTGGCTTCAGCTCCGGTCGCTCCTCCGACACCCGTGGCTCCTGCTCCGCAGGCGAGCACCAAGGACAGAGTAGCAGCCATCAGAAGGAAGATGGAAGAAGCCAAGGCGGCTGCAGCTAAGAAGTAAACAGTAAGGATTTGCCATGAAACAAACTGGGACAGCGATCCTTCCGAAAATTCTGGCCGGCAAACTTGGGATTATCGATCTGACTAAGCGCATGGAAGAGACCATTGGATATAGAGTCTCCACAGGGAATGCTGCTATGGATATGGTGACAGGTGGGGGGATTCCTGCAGCAAGACTCACAGAGATTTTTGGTGATTTCTCCAGCGGGAAAAGTCGCATAGCCTGTCATATCCTTGCAGAGACTCAGAAAGCAGGAGGGATTGCTGTCCTGGTTGACAATGAGAGAAGTTTTGATGTTGGTCTTGCCAGACTAACGGGTTTGGATATAGACAATCTCATTTACCCAGATCCAAATGAAAAGCTTAAAAGCATTGAGGATGTTTTTGGAGTTATGATGGATGCTGTCTCTGGTCTGCGTGAGCATGCTCCGGAGGCTCTTCTAACGATCGTCTGGGATTCGGTGGCGGCCACTCCTGGGATGGAGGATCTTGAGAACGAGCTTGGGGCAAATACAGCAGCGATGCGTCGGGCTAAAGTGATCTCGGATGGCTTAAAGAAACTGATGTCTGAAGTGTATAGACACAACATTTGTCTTGTGTTCATAAATCAGCTGAGGGATCGCATTGGGATTGTGTACGGAGAGAAAAGCACGACCGTCGGAGGACGTGCTCTTAAATTCACTTCATCTGTGCGTATTCATTGTACAGTTACGAAGAAGCTGAAGGACAAGAAGACAGATGAAGTGAATGGCTTCGAGGGGATGTTTGTAGTTGAGAAATGTAAGGTTGGTCCTCCGTTTGGTAAGGTGAATTTTATCATGCCAGTGGATGCACCTATAGACAGATACAGCGGTCTCCTGGACTATCTTGAGAGGCATGGCACAGTCCAAAGATCTGGTATGAAATACAATTTTGTGGGATATAAGGAGCTCTTTTCGGAAGATCAATTCCCTTTGTATTATGAAGAGTGGAAGAAACTTACAAAATGAGAGAAGGTATAGGAGCGCTTATTTGCATGGACTGTCTAGGTCCTAAAAAGTGCAGGAGCACCAAGAGATGCAGATCCTGTTCTCAATCTGGTCCTAATAATCCAATGTATGGAAAGCCTTCTCCTTTGCGAGGAAGAGCTCGCTCTTCTGAGAGTATAGAGAAGCAAAGAAAATCTATGTCTGGTCCTAATGGTCCTAACTGTGGCAAGGCTCGTTCTGCTGAGACGAAGAAGCGAATAAAAGAAGCTCTTGTGGGAAAGAAGCGTTCTCCTGAGTCTATAGCTAAGCAGAAAGAGCATATGTCTGATCAATCTGGTCCTAAGAATCACATGTATGGTAGAACAGGCTCTAATAATCCCAATTATGGCAAGCCTGCTTGGAATAGAGGTATTCCTCATTCTGCTGCTACTATGGAGAAGCTGGTTCCAAAGCTTCTTCTGACTCTTAAAAGGCTTGGGAAAAACAGTTTCAACAAGTCAGAGAGAAGGCTTGATGCTATCCTCAAAGATATTCTTCCTGGTGAGTACAAATTTGTAGGTGATGGTGAAGTTATAATTGCTGGTAAATGTCCAGATTTCATAAATGTTAATGGCAAAAAGAAAATCATTGAGTTCAATTGCGAGTATTGGCATAAAGATCATCTGAAAGATGCAAGAAGAGCAAAACTTTTCAAGAGATATGGATACCAGACTCTCTTTATATGGGATCGTGAGTTAAAAGCTACTGATGTTCTGAAGACTAGGATCCTGGAGTTTAATAAGTCATGATACGCACTCTGATAATTGATGCTAATAATTTTTCATATCGAGGTTCGGCAGCTCCTATGGAACACCAAGGAACGCGCACAGAGATAATGCACGTTGGGGTTGGAATGCTGCGCAAATATGTTGAGACGATGGCTCCCGACCGTCTGGCGGTGGTTTGGGACGGAGGTCGGGACAAATATCGTACAGAGCTCTATCCTGCCTACAAAAGGAAAGGCAAGGAATTTTCAAAGCAGCAGATGGAGGAGCGGAATATCATTTTTGCCCAGATGCGCTGCCTTGAATTTTTGTTTTCCATAATGGGCATTGAACAATATAGGCTCAAAGGACGTGAGGCAGATGATGTGATTTTCAGTATAGCCAATCGCATTGATGGCGAGGTGGTAGTGGTCTCTACGGACAAGGATATGTATCAGCTTCTGGCAATCTCGGACAAAGTGAAAATATATTCTCCTACCAAAGATTTCTGGGTTGATCGTGAAGCATTTATAAAAGAATATGGTTTTAGCTATGACCAATTTGTTCCATACAGAGCTTTGATTGGTGATGCCTCTGACAATCTTCCTGGTGTGAAAGGCATTGGTCCTGTGAAGGCCAAAGCTCTTATCGCTTCTCCAATGCTGTCTGGAGGACCTGTGGCTGCGTTGTCAGAGGAGGAGAAGGAAGCTTTTTATATTATGGAACAGCTCATCGTCTTCATTGGCATTTCTGCTGCTGAGCTTATAGCTGGGCGTTGCTATAGAGCGAGTGAATGGAACACAGAGCGTGTCACTGAAACATTGTTGTTATATGGTCTCAGCCGACATGTCGATGCAATGATAGATCTGACAATGCTGTTGAGTGGATACGTCAAATCGGGGACACTGATATGAAACTCATCATATTTGCAGACTTGCATGGACACATGCACAAAGAATTTGTGACACTGGTGGATGGTGTAAATTCTAGACTCCGAGATATGGTGGATGTGCTGGGCAGGATCAAAAGTTTGGCCACCAAACTCTCTCAGCAAGGAGAGTCTGTGGCTGCTCTCTTCCTTGGTGATTTCTTTGAATTGAAGAATGGTGCTGATGAGCGAGTCATACGGGCTGTGTTCAAGGGACTTGCAGATATGGCTAGAGCAAAGGTGCCGATTGGTATGCTCCCTGGAAACCATGACTATTGCCAGTGGGGAAATGATCCTGCTCTGCAAGATGCGATGGAGGATATGTACGGACTGGGCAATGATGGTTGCATAGAGAAGCTTGGATATGGAGATGGTATCATCAAAACTCTTATCAGAGAGCAAGGTTGGGAACTGTTTGTCTTTCCCTTTGATAGAGATCCAAGTAAAGTTATGAAGGCTGTGGATGAATGCACAGCAGGAGCCAACTCTCTTGCCATATTCCACCAAGACGTGATTGGTGTTGACTATGGTGGGGGCTGGCTCCAGGACAAAGGCATTGATGCTGCTGTGATCTCAAAGAAGTTTACATTTTCTCTGTGTGGCCATTTCCATGGGCACAAGCAGGTCACGAAAAATTTCGTTATCGTTGGCTCTCCATTGATGCATAGTTTTAAGGAGATTGGGCAGAGCAAAGGTTGGGGGATATTTGATCTGAAGACAGGTCAGTATGAACACATTGAGAATATCACCTCTCCGATATTTTATGACATGGCTGTGGGACCTGATGTTTCCTCTCCTGTCGTAGATGATAAGAATTTTTATAGGATCACTCTGAATGGTGAGGCTGATTTGTCTGGGATAAAATGGAAACGAGTTGTGCCAAGCAAAACAGCAGATGCCAAAGGACGATCGGATATAAATTTGGCAGACTCGTGGGTCGAAGTGGTAAGAAAATATGTTGCTCTTAGAGCTCGAGAGGATCAAGATAAGGAGCGGCTGATTGTTCTTGGAGAAGCATATATTAGCGGGGATGGCAGTTCTGCTATCCAGAAGGTGACATCATGAAAGTCGTGAGCATGGCAGCTGACAATTTCATGAGCTTTGAACATGTTGATTTTTCTTTTCCTGACAGAGGACTGTTTTTTGTCGGAGGAGAGGTGGTAGATGGAAGTGCGAACAGCAATGGCGCAGGCAAAAGCTCACTTTTCGATGCAGTTACTTGGGCTCTCTATGGTAGCACACTAAAGACATTGGCTTCCAAGGACGACGTGGTGCGTCGGGGAGCTGGCAAAAATGGATGCAGAGTTTCTGTTAACTTTGGGTCTGATGCTGGTGTGCTGTATGAGGTTGTGCGATATCGTAATGATAAGAAATATGGAAATGCTTTGTCGCTGGCTGCTGATGGTACAGATATTACAGGAGCCAGTGCTGTCGTGACACAGGAAATGATTGATAAGGCTGCTGGCATAAATTTCCTGGTGTTCTCAACAGCAGTCATGTTTGGGGAAAAGGCTCAACGCTTTGCTGAGGCCAGGGACTCTGAGAAGAAAGCTGTTATGGATGAGATCCTGATGCTTCATCGCATCCAGGACGCTCTTAAGGCAGTGAAAGACGACCAATCAGTTCTCGAGACACAATGGGAATTTCTTCTGTCATCTTCTGTGCGACTTTCCGACGGCATAAAAAATGAGCTTATGGAAATATCTAAAGTGGAGGAGGAGATTGTGCTCCTTGAGGAGAGAACAGTTTCTGTTGTTGTCCAGATCAAAAAACTTGATGTGGATAGGACAGTTCTGATTCAAGAAAAAGTTAAGATTTCTGAGGGAGCAGTAGATAGATCTGAGGTTGATGATTTACAAGGTGGGATGAAACAGCTGGTGGAGCAAATGCGACAACTGGATATCAAACGGAAAAGCATCAAGGATGCGTTTGATGCCAAGAAGGTTGTGCTCATGACTGATCAGAGGGCTGCTGTGGCAGAGATCGGAAGGATCAATGGCTTGATCGCTTCCATTAAGACAGCAAGAGCTGGCACTCGCTGTCTGGCATGTGGACAGTTGATATCTGATGAGGCCAAACACACTTCTGCTGAACACTATTTGTCAGAGCTTCCGAAATATCAAGTGAAAAGAGAAGAAAGTTCCTCCGCACTGGCTTTTGTAATGACCGAGTCGGACAATGCAGTGAAGGCGATTGATGAAGAATATGGCAGTCTGCTGAAGACGAGGATTGAGTTTGAATCGTGCCTGGCTGCTGTGAATCAGAAAGCAGCGGAATTGGTCACCAAACTGGCAATCATTGATCGCAAAATTGCAGCGTTGGATGGGCAGATCTCGGCTATGTCAGATATGACAGCCGCAGAGGAGCAGAAGACTCGCTTGCTGAAATGGCATGAGGACACAACTGCCTCTGTCACAGAGCACAAAACTCAGTTGTCCAAAGTCAATGCAGATATCAAAACGAATGTGGCAGAGATGGAAAATATTCGCTTTTGGATTGATGGCTTTGGTAACAAGGGCATAAAATCGCTGATGCTGGATCAGGTTATTCCTGCCATTACGGAGTATGCCAATCGCTATGCAGCCATACTGATGGATGATGAGGTGAGGATAATATTTGAGACAGAGAGCAGCTTGAAATCGGGTGACATGCGAGACAAGTTCGGTGTGAAGATATTTGTAGGCGATACGGTCTCTGATTATGGAAGTTTCTCGTCAGGAGAGAAGCGACGCATTGATGTGGCCATTCTGCTGTCTTTACAGAAATTGATATTCTCTCATGCCAATGCGCTGTGTAACTTTGCTGTATTTGATGAGGTGTTTGACTCGCTAGATGTGACGGGCATTGAGCGAACAATTGGCATTCTTGATGAAGAGGCAGAGGACAAAGCTATATTTGTCATCAGCCATTCTCAAGAGTTTGCTGGATATTTCGATAATATCATCTCGGTCAAGAAGGAGAAAGGAGTCTCTCGTGTTATTGTCTGAGGCAAAAGCTTTGCTGCCGACTAATATTAGCATTCTGTCTATTCCCCATACCATTGTTTTGCAGGAGGAGCCTATAATATGTGGGGATGCTTCTTACCAAGGCGTGACAGACCTTGCAGTGTGTACAATCACGATTTCCGTTGGGGGAAGACCATACGAATCAATTCTTGAAACACTTTTACATGAGGTGCTTCATATTATTGTCTACCGCATGCATGTTAGAATTGACAGAGAAGAATCTGTTATCAATGTTCTGGCTAGTGGTCTGCTGCAATTTCTGATTAGCAATGATGGTCTGAGCCCCAAATTCTATAATAAGCAGCGGGAGGGAGTTGGCATTCATCCTTCTCTGCTACTGGAGGAAAAATGAAAAAAGGCGGCAGCAGGAGAAAAGGAAATGCGTTTGAGCTTCACATAGCGAAATGTTTTACGACTGCATTTTATCCTGATGGAGATGGAATTTTTAGGCGTATTCCTCTGTCGGGAGGATGGGATAAATCTCTCCTGTGTGGAGACCTGATGGCTCTGAAAGGGACGACTGGTAAGGCCAGTACACTTGATGCTAGATTTCCTTTTTCAATTGAATGCAAACATCATTCTGGGATGAAGCCGCTGTTCTCATCTTTGTACTGTGCTAAGTCAGATCTGTTTAACTGGATGGCACAAGCTGCTGATGACTCTGAAGGACACAGCAAGATTCCGTTGGTTGTATTCCGGGCATTCCGATCAGAGGATCTGCTATGTGTGCGTAATATGGACTATGCGAATCTGGTTGAACAATTTGGTGACTATGATTGCCAGACTGTGCAAGTGACACTGTCTCTGGCAGGGCTGGTGATTGAGGAGGAGAGACTTCGCATCATGAAATTGGATGAATTCCTTGAATGGGTGGACTTTCAGCATTATAAGTAAACAGTATTGAATGGCTGCTGACTTATACGAGGATTGGCTTGAAGACATAAATGTCTTGTGTACCAGAACTGTCTTCGCTAGAGTGATGATACAGGCAATTCGAGACTATACGACAGCGTTGGCTGTATATGGAGAAGGATTTCAGCATAAGAGTTATAAGAGCATGAAACGAAAGAAATTCTTCAAAATTTTCTGCGCAGGGAAGCAGGCTTATATTTGGATCAGGAGCAGTCGGCAAGATTTCATATTCAGTTTTGAAAATGTATGCTTTCTATTAAAATGCGATGCTGACAAGGCACGAAAAGTGCTGGTGCATATGAAACGACCAAGAGCTCATGAGCTGTCCAAGCTATATTTGGTCGGGAGGGTAACACGAGGATGAAAGTAAAAAAGATTTGTCGGGACAAAATTGCAATTTTAGACACGATTGCTTTGGCCTTTGCTAAAAACAGCAATCGTATGGTTCTTACGACGAGTGAGATTGGCATTGACAAAGCTATTCTGAAGTATCTTGCCAGCAAGGGATATTTAGAAAAAGTGAGCATTGGTGCCAAGCGCAAATGGGTTGATGTGGAGCCAACAAGGCGTCTGGGCTGGGCTCTGGCTGCAAGATTTAAGAGCTATGCTACAGAGGAGGGAGTGATTGCAAATGAACAATAAGTTTACTGACAAAAAGAGATGGCATCATGTACCTGCTACTCCTGTCAGACCAAAGCAGATGTCTGACCTGGATCGCATCACTTTTGGACTGATGCTGAAAAGGAGCCAGCTGGACTCTGTTGGACAATTGCTTGACAGAGAGCATAGGCTGACTGCCATCGTTGCAACTCGTCTCAAGACGGAGATAAATCTTATCACTGATTTGCTACTTACTGTAGCGGGTGCCACGCCTGAGACAATGCAGGAGTGTGCAAAGACTATATCTGAGCATAAAGAGGATGACATCTATGCTACTGCTGTCAAGAAATCAGCTGACATATATGCTCCTCCTCACAGCATCTTGGTTTCTCCTGAGCAGGCTATGGTTGGTGTGATTGAGAAAAAGCTTGGGCATGGTGCATAAAGGAAACTGTGGACGCACGAGAATTCGTAGAGCAGACATTCCCTGATGGGGTATGGGTTGGCACTGGTGATGAATATCTGACACAGTGTCCCTATTGTGGCTCTGGGCACAGGCATTTATATATCAATGTCACCAAACGATTATTCAATTGTTATCGGTGTGGCGAGAAAGGACCTCTCAGGAGGCTGGTGAAAGAGTTTGGGGATGGAGCTTGGATTGAGTCGCAGACAGAGTCTTCTGGGCTGCAGCAGGCATTGATCAGAGAAAAAATTGATCTTGATGACACGATAAAATTCCCACGAATATGGGATGGCAGTGGTCGTCAGCGAGATGCTGCTCTGGAATATCTTCTGTCGCGAGGCATGACGCTTGATGAGATCAAAGCCTATGACACCAGAACCAGTGCTTGCTATCGCAAGATTGATGACAGGACTGTCCCTGTCTTGTATGGGAGGGCGATATTTCCTATACGACAGGATGGGCAGATTGTTTCATTCTCGGCTCGTTCTGTGTCTAAAGTCAGTAGTGTGTGCAAGTATATGACTCCTTCTAAAGGAGAGACTCTGCTGACTACAGCTGAATGTTTCTTTGGCTGGGATAGAGTAGATCTATTTGAATGTACAGAGCCTCATGCTGTTGTGCTTGTTGAGGGAGTGATGGATGTCGTTGGGGCACAAAGAGTCCTGGGCTCTGAATACTGGGTCATAGGAGCTCTTGGCAAACTATTGACTGATGTCAAGCGTGAGCGTCTTGTGCGCCTTGCCAATCATCTAGACTGTCAGATGGTTATCATGTTTGATGCCGACGCTTATTCATACTCGGTGCGAGCAGCAGCCCAGCTCTTTGACTGTGGAGTGGAAGCTTATTATGCCTTGCTTGAGCGAGGAGATCCTGGCTCCTGTGATAAAGAGGAGATCACAAGGACCATTGCTGATAGTCACAAATATGTACGTGGTGATGAGGTGCGAGTGAAGCTGGATGCGGAGTTTGCTCATCGTGTATGACAGAAATGAGATCACGAGGATATTTGGGGTCTATGCCAAAAAGAGATCTCGTCGCAATTTGGCTGCTTTGATTGATATCTGTGAGCCAATGATCGGGATCTCTGTTGCCCACTATCCCCAATTCAGAATTGCCCATGAGGACATTGCTCAAGCCGTGCGTCTGCGAATGTGGAGAGCCTTCCTGCGCACCAGACCTGGTATTCTCGATGCCCATCTCTATAATGGCTGTCAGTATATGCTGATGAAAGTGCGAGAGTATGTGTACTATGAAATATGCAAGGACGAGCATGGGATCTCTCCTGGCTCGGAACAGGACTGTATTGATTTACTTCGGGACTTTATGGTTTCTCATAGCAAGGCTGGAGAGGATCTCGTGTCTGAGTTTGAAACATATGCAGCTGAAATAGGCTGTGGCTATGAGGTTGCTGGTGGATGGATTGGCACCAAGCGCCATTTGTTTAGGACACCAGCGGTGAATTCAGCGGTGAGGCGAATCTGTGAGATCAGAGCTATGACTGAAATAAGGCAGCAGTTAGAAGAGAGAGCTGTACTGTCGGCAGCTGGTACATCAGTGACGGAGCGAGATTTAGAAGTGCGTGACTCGATTGCCTATTCATTCTCTGTGGCCTCTGCGCATATTCAGTCTAATGTTGCCATAAAGAGCTCCTGTCTGATGGGCAGAGCGAGGATGCTTCTGCGGCGGTGGTTTGAGAAGGAATATTCGATATGCTCTCACTGCTGGCAATGGCGAGAAAGCTGTCGCTGTGGCTAAGACGTTGACGATGGAACACGTCTTGGCTCTTGCAGCTGCCGAATTTCCGGATTCAGTTGTTGCAGACTTGATGATGTATTTTGAGCCGACGGTGATTATAAAATTCATTGAGATCTTTTCGGGACGTACCATTACTGTACCACGGATTGATAAAATCTGGGCATCCTATGTGACATATATGGTTGAGCAGGAGCTGGGAGATCGAGATGGAAGTGTAATCAGAGAGAGTCTGGCTGGTTTTTTGGGTATCACTCCTGAGGAGGTCGCTCTGATCGCAGGTCGCAAACGTCAGCGTCGTAAGGCTCGTATGAGTGAAAGGAAGCTTAGAGAGACGATTGACATTGTTGGCAATCATGCTATTTCCGAGACCACAAAGGATCTGACTGTGGATAGAGACAACTATCGCACCAAGAGATAAAAAGTCCCCATGAGAAAGCGTATAATTAAGTCATGAAGAGATCAATGGTGACGGCTGGAGGGGATGGAATGAAAACCACTGTCGAATTATTGAAATGGATTGATGATTATGAGGGTTACTTTACGGCGATTGGCGACCTTGAACCATACGATGTTGAATATGTAGCCGCCATTCGTCGCATCGTCGTCGGGGCTGAGGCGGAACGGGCGAAGGTCAAGCGGCTGAGAGAGCTGCTTCAATCCACTTACGACCAATTACTGAATACAGATACAAGTCCTTGGGACGAGAAGAAAATCAAAGCCGCCCTTGCGGAAACGGAACCGAAGGAGGGATAGCATGAGCGAACGCAAATGCGGGAAGTGTACTCGATTTAAGCGGCAAGGGAAAAGTCATTGGGGGAATTGTCCCGTTGCCGAATGCTGGGGTGAGACCGACAGGGGTGACGATGAGACAGCCTGTCCTGCCTTCGATGATGGCAAGTTGGAGAATGCCGTGTGGGGATTATGTTACAGGGTGAGTGTTCTGATTGATTCTACCGAGGGGGACACCATGCCTTCATTCACGAAAATATTTAGGGAAATGCTTACCAAGGCCCTCGCCGCCGTGGAAGCGGCAAGGAAAGCGAGGGGAAAATGAAAGTCGTTGCAACCGAAAAACTTCCAATCAAGATGTGGCTTGATACCATCGAAGACGAAGCTCTCGCTCAAGCTAAAAATCTTGCCAATCTGCCATTTGCCTTTCATCATATAGCTATCATGCCTGATGCCCATGTTGGCTATGGAATGCCAATCGGAGGAGTGCTGGCTACACAAGAAGTCATTGTGCCCAATGCTGTTGGGGTAGACATTGGTTGTGGCATGCTGGCAGTTCGCCTTGGACTCCATTGGATTGGGGATGGGATCCTAGAGCAGATCGTGGGACGAATCAGGAAGGAAATTCCTGTCGGGTTTTCTCATCACAAAGAAAAGCAGGTCTGGGCTGGATTTGATCATGCTCCTGATAGCAAAGTTATCCAAACAGAATTAGAGTCGGCTCATTTTCAGCTTGGCACTCTTGGTGGCGGGAACCACTTTATTGAATTTCAGAAAGGGAGCGATGGATTCATCTGGGTGATGATCCATTCGGGGAGCCGCAACTTTGGGCTCAAAGTAGCTACCGAGTATCATGCTGCTGCCAGGAGACTTTGCGAGCGGTGGCACTCGGATATTCCTCATCATGATCTGGCTTTCCTTCCGATGGATGATCCTCTTGGGAAGGAGTACTTTGCTGCTATGAATTTCTGTCTTGAGTTTGCCCAGGAGAATCGCAATATGATGATGCTAGCGATTCTCCCCATAGTCGGTGGATTCTTTCCTGATGTGCAATATTTGCAGAATGAGACCACTGATGTTCACCACAACTATGCTGCCATGGAGAGCCATTTTGGCCATAACGTCATGGTCCATCGTAAGGGAGCAATCAGAGCTCGTGCTGACGACACTGGTATCATTCCTGGCTCTATGGGCACAGCCAGTTATATCACCAATGGTCTTGGCAATGAGGAAAGCTTTATGTCAAGCTCCCATGGTGCTGGTCGTCGCATGGGAAGGAAAGAAGCAACGAGGCTGCTCAGCATTGAGGAAGAGCAAACAAAGATGGCAGGTATCATCCATGGCTTGCACACCCAATCCGATCTTGATGAAGCTCCTGGTGCTTATAAAGACATTGAGGATGTCATGCGCAATCAGTCTGATCTCACCAAAACTGATATCAGGTTGAAGTCATTGGCTTCCATAAAAGGATAAGGAGAGTGAAATGAATGTCCTAGATATTGTTAAAAGTTTTCTTGTTGCCCATGGCTATGATGGTCTCTGTGATCAAGATGTGCCCTGTGGCTGTGGTCTGGATGATCTGTGCACCTGTGGGGAGCGCATGGATGAATGTGTGCCAGCCTTGAAAAGGAAAGCAACCAAAGAAGAAGCGGAGGAGGCTGAATGCCAAGAGGGAGATGAAATATTCTTTGAGGCTCCTGAGGCGAAGACAGTGATCAAGGATGTCACAAAGGAAGAACTGCTTGCTGCTGTTGGTCAGATCACCGAGTATGCGCCTCGTCTCCTTGGAATGACCTGTCCTGGTCGTAGGATCAAAGATGCTCTAAGACAGCTGATCAATGAAAGATTCACATGAGCAGCCAGATAGGCTGGAGTGATGGTCTGCGGGTGACATGTATGGCCCGAGGCCATGAGATATACTTTGATCAGTCTGTCAGGCTATGGCGATACTGCTCTGATGATGGGGCTGTGTATGATGCATCCCATGATCGTCCATGCATTCGCTGTGGCTCTTTGCCGACCCCTGAAGGCTATGACCATTGTCTAGGCCATATCAGGGGTGCCAAGAGTGCCTGCTGTGGTCATGGTGTAGGGAAAGCATTTGTGATGTATCATCGCAATAAGCATATTAATGTCGTGATGAAGAGACTATGGCTGATCATAGGATGGATTGTGAGTAAATGTCCCCATGGAGCCAAGGTCAATAAATTGTATCCTTATGATGCAGAAGGGAATAAATAATGGCTAACGACAAACCTGCTGATGACTCCTCCTGCTCTCCAACCCCAGTGACTGGCGAGGCCATAGTGCTTGCTGGTATGGCTCGTGACTCCATCATAGAAAGCACCATTGCCGAATCGCTCCATGACGTCACTGTCAATCTCTCCATTCGAACGGCGGCTCGGGTGAAAGCTGCCATCGATGCCTACATCCGTGTGTACACGAATTTCGCGGAATACATCATACGACAATCCGAGGCACTCCAGCAAGGCAACTTCGGCGAGAAGGAAGTGTTCAAAGAAGTCAGCGTGGCAAGGCTGGTTGCGCAATGGCTCACAGAGACAGAGGAATTCATAGATACCAACGAGCCCATGCTCCAACAATCCTCACACACGATCAGGCAGAGTTACATCGAGAGCACCATGGCAGCGTTGCCTGATGACCTGCGCATGGAGATCATGGGGAAGCTGGCCGAGCGTCGCATGGAGATGGCGGAATGGTTGACGCAGGAAATCCAGCGTGCGACCATGATAGCCGACAGACGACGCATGGGAGGATGACCATGCTCACTCCATCCGATCTCATAAAAAAGCGCACCAATGCCATGCTCAGTCAGAAGGACATGGCCAAGCGAGCAGGACTCTCTTTGGGCACAGTGTGGCGATGGGAGGCAGGTCTCGATGTTAAGGCTGACACGAGAGCAAAGCTTCGAGCAGCCTATGAAGCGATCAGCGAAGAGCCTACAGAGCCAAAAGCTGTACCTGTCTCAGAGCCAAAGGTCATGCCTGCTTTTAACAGCAAGTGGCTGGTGGCCCAAGTGGCAAATTTCATGAAAGGCAAAGAAGCCATGGAAGTCAGGAGCCGAGGAGTGCAGTATTATTTGATGTTGCCAGAGGACTTGGCTGAGTTTGCAATAATGGTAGCACGAGTGCTCGGCAAAGACATAGGCAACGAATGAAAGTTCCCCATAATTAAGTCATGACAAGGAGCGTATCATGGCCATAATTGACTGGAGCCTGATCCATGGCACAAGTCGCAAAAGTGTCCAACGCAAGGAGCTAGAGAAACTGAACGACATGATAGGTCAGCGAGCAATGGCCGACTTTTATGGCGTCAGCTGGAATGCTTTGTTTCGCCATATGAAGGAATTAGGCTGCAAGCGTTTCCCCATAGGCAGAAGGAAGCCATGAGCA